GTTCCACTCCACTACGCCCTGCTGCAACCACATGGGCAGATACTCGTAGGCTAGTTTCAGGCGACCCAGTAGTTCACGGGCTGTGGTGAGTTTGTTTGCAAGAATGGCTACACTCATGCTCTGATTGAACAGCACGTAGTGCAACAGATACGAAATAATTGTGGTGGATTTACCTGTCTGACGGGGGAGTTTGCCGATCACGAAACGGTTTTCGTGAATGGTGTGAATCATGTCCTCTTGAAAGTCATACGGTTCAAACGGCACCAAACCCTTGTCGAGGGACACAATCTTCACGTAGTTCTTGATAAAGTACAGCGGATCCTGCGAGCACTTCATGTACTCTTCAATCTGCTCCGGAGAGAAGTTTACGTTTACGCCTGCTGCCTTGAGATTGCTGTTGCCGAGATACTTGTTACTTTTACTGCTCATTCTTGTCGTCCACTATGGCTTCAAGCACATCAGGTCTATTATCAAATGCCTTCGTGGTGGAACGCGCAGCGTTTATAATGTCTTGCAAGTCTTTTGTGGACCCCACGTAGATGGACTGCGTGGTGTTGCTTACATTGTTGACAGTGTTCTCTGTCTTGCGGATGGCTTTCACCTTTGCGTGCATTTCCAACAGGTCTTTGTTTGTGTCCGACAAGGTTTTGATGAGTTGGGCAACCACCTCATACGCACGCGGCGAGTCGCCTTCTTGGGCAACACCAATAATGCCGTCCAGTGCAACCTTGCCTGACTCCACCAGTTCTTTCAGGTTCTTGCGTACAGAATCGTAGTCCAACCGCAAGTCTGCGTCCACCCGCTCCTGCGACAGGACAATGCCTTCGGTGGGCACTGCAACAGGCACGTTGGGCGTTTGTGGGGGGTTCACTGACGGAACACCCAGTGCTTTATCAATACCTTCAAACATATCAATCCTCCTATCAAATATTCCAATCAACAGTCACGCCGCCTGAAGCCATTTGTGCCTCGTATGTAGAGCCGCCTTCGGTAAGGTTCTCGTACACCTTATAGTACGGCTGATAGGTAGTAATCCCTGCGCTCGGTCCAGACACACCAGTAATAGTTTTGCCGTAAGTGGAGTAGTCTGTGGTATTGCCTGCGGTGTACGTGATTCCACCCACTCCGGTTCCGTCCCAAATGTCCTTGTTCCACAGATGGGACTCCGCAATTCGGATTTCCTTGTACACCTTCTTCGGACCAAACAAGTACGTCTTCATGCTGAAGTTCAGGGTAAACACAATGTTGCGACGGGTTTGAAAGTCCCCTTCGTAGTCTTCTTGTGACGAGAACCCTGTAAGGGTGATGGGTATATCAAACTTCTTGTGCAGATCGTCAAAGTTTACGGTGACCACGAATTCAGGCGTGAAGTGGGGCAGGATCTGCTCCACAATCTGCAAGCCGTCTTCCATGTTACGCACATACACGTACAGACTAAAGTCAATGTTGTACGGCACCTCTGCGTAACTGTACTGTACGTTTGTGGATCCAGTTGACCCTACAGGAGGACGATACAGCACTTTTGACACGCTGTTGCGCTTACGGAGCGCGTCGTACGCGTACCCTGTGATTTCAAACGCCATGCGCGGCAGTACTATTTGGTTTGGGTTTTGCAGGTTCGGGTCGCCTGCCAAACGCACTTGATACTTCTCTTTGGGAGCGTACGAAATGGGCACAAGCAGCCGTTTTGTGCCACCACTTTCCACCTTGTCAATGTACAGATCGTTGAACAGCGAACCAAACGCTACAACCATTCTCCGTATTGATCCGTTGTAAAACTGGGTAAACATTAGTAACCAACCGTATAACCTTCCGCGATAAGGGTATTCCACTTTTCGCTGTTTGGTAGTGCCATTTTTCTCGTCCCGTCTTTTTTCAGATACTTGATACCCCGCTTGGCGTCTCGTATCTTTTGTACGTATTCTGTATTTTTCATGGCATTGTTGTCTCTCATTTTCTGTTTTGTTTCATCTGTATGACATTTACCGTGCATACCAATTTTTCTCTCCCTCTGCAATCTCTTATTGTTCTCCGAAATTTTTTTCCTGTATTCTTCTGTTCGTGGATTATGTTTATAGTGTTCTTTCATGGCAATAGAAGTAGATTCGCTTATCTTCTTCTTTTGTTCTTCCGATAGACACTTTCCTTTGTTCCATTTACCGAAATTCCGATTGCTCTTGTTCTTCTTGCTTATTTTTTCTCCAACTGAAAGTCTGTTTTCCTTGTTGTGCCACCACATATTGTTGGTTGTGGAAAAATTGAGGTTGTAAAATTTGTTCTTGCTCTTCCTTGCTGCCATTTCTAGCCAACGATTTTCTATAATGAGCAATTCTTCTCTTTTTTCCGTCCTCTCTAATATCCTTCTTGTGAAGTCTGTTGGTCTTCTTCTGTATGCGTCTCTCATTCTATTAGACGAGCAGATGTATCCATCATATTCAGTACCCCAATGTGAACCAATGTAATACATTTTTCGATTTCTATCTTTCCAAATGTATACAAACCCATATTTTTGTGGTTTCATAAACATACTCCTTGAGAATATGTATAAAAAACCGAGTGTTTCAGTAACTTCCCTCTGAAAACGGATCCTTGTCAGTAAAGTCAAAGATGTCGTCTTGTGTTTGCTCCAGTTGAATCTGCTCGTTGTCCTGTTCGTCTTGGTGAGTAGCACGAGTAGTGCTTTCTCCGACAGACGTAATTGTGCGTTATGTGGCACCAGAAGCACCCACAAGGGTTTCACCCGCAATAAAGTCACCCTCCTGCATATTCACAAGCAGGGTGTCTGTAGCCGAGGTCCACGACACCACACGACCGTAGGCACGCTTGTTTGCGGCAGTGCCCACGTACACTTCTTCGCCCTCAATGTAGTTTCCGCTACCAGAAACCATAACAGTCTGGAGATACGATGAGTGTACATCCATTGCAGCGTCCAGTTCACTTTCTCCGGTGTCGATCTTCTCGTTGGACGACTTGAACGCTTCGCACGACAGTTTAAAACAGTACTGACCCCCTGCTTGGTAGAAGGGGTTGTCGTGCTCCACGAACTTGATTTCAAACATTCCGTAGGGGTAGTCAAAGTAAATGATGTCACCTTCACGGGGACGACCAATACGGCGAATGTCAGGATTGTGTCCCATGACTTCAAGGAATCGCTTGCGAGACACCACAAAGGTTGCGGCTTCCTTTACGTCCAGTCCAAACCGCGACATTTCTTGATCGCCTTCAAACCCTTCAGAGTTCTCCATGTACATTTCAATACGGTTTGCGTCTTTGAACTCTGAAACCTGTTCGCCAAAAATAGTGTCCTCCGTGACTTTCTCACGGGGCAAATACACCATGTCGTGACCGTAGATTTTGATTGCCTCTGTGGTCAACGACTCAAGCAGTTCCTGCTCGTTCTTTATTGTACGTTTAAAATACGGGTTTACTGCCATGTTTAGCCTGTGCAGAAGTCTGGTGGTTCTTCGTACTTCGTCATGTAGTCTTCCATGATCTTTTCTAGTTCCTCTTGCGCTTCACTGTAGATGCGCTGTCCGTTAAACGTAAGGTTGCCTGGAAGATTGATGCCGTCGTACTTGGACAGGTTTGCACCCCACTGCCGCTTGATGAGTGCAATGCTGTGCCGTTTTAGCATGGTGTCGTTCCACACTTCAGGATACAGCGCAGGATCAGTTGAACGATACGCTTCAATCAACAGGAACTGTCCTGCTTGGAAGTCTGTCCAGTTCATGTGGAGAGTAAGGCGGTTGGCGTACCGACTAAACGTGATCTGCTTCTCGGGATCCAGCAACTGCTGCAACATCTCAATGTACTGCATGGTGGTCACGTAGTAGTTCAGATTCATCTGACCAGTACGCAGCCCGTAGAAGTCGTTTAGTGCCATTTGGTAGCGCACATTGAATATGTTGTTTACCTGTAGGTTGAAGCCCACTTGGAACACACGAGTAATGCTCAAGATTCGGTCACCGTCACTGCCCAAAGAATTGGTGTTCAGGTAGCCGTTCGTAATGTCCTGCTGCGTGATTTGGTACTTATAGTACGTCTTTTCGTGCCCGTACATATGCCAGTCAAAGAAGTGGCGCAGGGCTTCGTCAATACGGTCCTCCACTTGGGAGTCGTCCACATTGATTTCAATTACAGGATGCCCCAGTGCACGCAGAGCGTACTCTTTGAGTTCTTGTCTTGAAGTAGGGGTTGCCATGCTGTCTCCTTTTCAAGTATTTAGGAGACTTCTCGCTCCGCACTCAAGAAAGCCACCAGTCTGGCTAGTTCTCCCTCACGGTTACAGATTCGATCCCCTTCTGCCCAGTCTAGTGGCAACCGCAGGCTGTTTGCGCCGTCTGAAATATAGTGTTCCGTTCCCTTTCGGTACACTCGGGTGGTCCACCCCCACGGAACACTGTACTGCGGCTCTATCTTCAGGAAGTCCTCCCACGAGTACTGCCTGCCGTTTAGTGTAATCCACTCGTCCCCATAGTGTACAAGAGAAGTCATGTGTTACGGAGGCGGTAGATATCCACCTTCACCCTCACCAATTGGGGCGTACGTCTGACCAACACCACCCTTACGATACCACGATTTGGCTTCAGGCACAGTGGTAATCTTCGTGATCTTTGCCTTGGGCGAGAACAACAGAGCAGAGCCTGATTTGGCTACATCAGGAGCAAGTTTCAGTGCAACTGCGGTGGTAAACCCTTGTTGTTCGTTTAGTGAGGTGTGGGTGGTTGAACCTGCAATAGCAGACCTAATCGCGTAACGCATGGTGTTTGCGTCTGCCCTGTAGGTAAGCACGTCACTGTACAGTCTCGCCACGTCTCCGGTTCGGAAATTGTACTGGGTTCCGTAGTAGTCTTCCAACACTGTGTTACCGCTGAAGCCTGCAACCACAATGTTGTCGTATGCGTTACGCAACCAGTCCACATTGCTTTGGATGGGCAAGAACGAGTACGTGTTGCCACCAGTCCATC